ATCATATTACTTTACCTCCCATTTTCCGTTAGGTTTTAAACACATTTCACCATATGATTTAAAGGCGTGTGTTGGCCGACTATATTTACGGCAATATTTGGGGTTATTAATGTCGTGATAATAGAACATAGCAAACAAGTCCCAATAAGTTGGACCGTCAAACTTCTTCCTACCATCAGCACACTCCATAACCTCCTCTTTTATTATAGTATCACCCTTTTGACGGATAATAACTTTAATAAAGCAGTATTGGCCTCCTGTATCTTCAGGATTCAGGGGCTGAATTTTTTGGTGATAAACAGACGTATCATTATTAACTTCATCAATACGGTCTAATATTTCACCTACTTTACCGACATTGACTTTACTAACAGGATAAACTTTACCGGATAAATCTCCGTTTTCGTTAGCAACAGCAATACCAGATACCAGTAAAAATATAATCAATATAAAAGACCAAATTAAATATCTTTTTTCATTATGTGGTTCAAGCATTCACAACTCCTAATTTTTTTAGACTATCATCAATTTCAAAAATCTGTTCATCAATGTGGTCTAGTTTTTCTTGACTCATTGTCAATTCTTTTTCATTGTTCAAGTCTTCTTTTTCTTTTTTCAATCTATCAATAGTATCTTTATTCATATTTTGTTTGTGAAAACTAAACATTCTTATTTCTTCAGTAGCTTTACTCATTAATTTACCCTCGGCTTTTCTATCCATTGACCATCAGGCATTTGACAAGCAGTACCAAATACTACTTTTCTATTAACACCACCAACACCAATCAAAGGCCAAGTATTTGTTATATCAATAGTGTGGTCATATTCTTTACACTTTAAGGGTCCTTGCGTATAAGATTTTGTTGTATGAATTATACCAGAATTACCTGTTTTAGAATTGTACCAATTTGTATAACTTGAACCGTTAGGTGAAGTGTTTAAATGGTCTACGAATACTGCGTTATGTACATCTTTGTCTGAATTGTAAAGTAATTCTGCACCTGCAAAAGCACCTACAATAGCACAACCGCCAATAGCATATGGGTCGGTCACACCACCTGCAACACATAAAGCAGTTGATGAGCCACCACCTGAAATAGCACCTACGTGAGTTCTATTTACGGTACTACAATTTGTTAGTGTCAATACCATTATAATCGTAATGGTAGTCTTTATCAATAGTGTTTTCATAATCATTAATATTTTCAAAAAATTCAGAGTCAACTTTTGTTTTAGCAACCAATAGTGAGTCTGCTTGGATATTCTCAATTTTATTTCTTAATAATGGGTCAGATGGCGAAGTCTGTCTCAAATCATCCGCCATCTTCTTAATAGAATCAATCTTATCACAAAAAGATTTAATATTCTGTACCATTAGTCTTTCTTAAACAAGTTAATTACTTGTTCCTTATTCTTAGCAAATTGAGCTTTCATATCTGCCCAACTATTTGCCTGATAAACTTTAATATCTTCCCACTCATTTTGAAAGTGGTTAGCAACTTTACCAGGAACAGCAACAACATTCTCAACAAACTCTTTAGGAGTTGTACTTACTTCGTCTGCTCTCGCCTTGTTCATTTCTAAAGAGATTAGTATAAAAGCACCAACTAGTAATAAGCCAAATGCTAATACTCTCTCCCAAACTTTCTTTATCACTTTATCCACGATATCCTCTATCTGTTCGTTTGTTAAATTAGTCACCTAAACCTGCCTCAGCTCTTTTCTCAGCTAATTCAATTTCTGTGATTCTCATTTTTTCGGCATATGACATACCAAAAACCGTATTATAAAAATGGTCTAGTGGATTTGCACTCTGATAAGCTAATAATAAATTATCAAAGTTAACATCTAAACCATCATAGTATTCGGGGTGTTCTTTTTTAAGTTGAATATGGTCTTTACAGAATTGTATTCTGTTATCGTGTTTATCATTCTCTTTATCAAACAGCGATTTCTTTTTAGACAATTTAATGTCTTTTTGTTTTGCTACATCAAACTCAGCAAACAGAGTTTCTTTTGTATAATTAAACGACATAATATATAACCTCCCAAGTTATTTTCTTAATATAAAGGAAAACGTTGGAAATGTCAAGCCTCCAATAAATCGCATAAAATCACGCTTTTTGTGCATATTTAAGCGCCTAGGACGCACCGGGATTGACGAATCAATCAATTTACGTACTGGCCTTCACCTCTGGAAATGGGAAATTGTATTGTTCCACAACTCCAGATTGTTCTAATTTATGCTCTTCTTCTAGCCAAGTCTCAAAATCCTTGACTTCTTTTTCCTTGTAGGCAACAACTTCGTCAATTAATTTAATTGCACCAGGTGTATCACCCTCAACCAATTTTGTTTTAACCTTTTTCAGGTCATCAATCATTGCTAATACTTCGTTCATTAGACTTTCCTTCCTGCTGTCTTCAGGTCTGTTTTATTTACCACCATATATGGTCCTTTATTATATGCTGGCACTACGGTAAAATTCTTTGAGGCCTCAATCTTCCAACTATTATCAGGTTTGATACCATTACCTATTGCATTTGATAATTCTGGTTGTGGTTGAATATCTGATAAGTCTGTTGTGGGATAATAACCCTCATTAATACTTATATTCCTAGATTTGATAATGTGGCCATCATCACCTACATTTAGGCCTAGTGACCTCATCCACTTGATATGTTTTTTAAGAGCAATCTGATATTGTTCTTGTTTACTAACTTTTGCTTTTGGCACTTTGGTCCTCACTATTCATTAATAATATAACATAGTGTACAGCTTTAAGCAAGTCTTTTCTATTACGACCATCTTTTTTACCATACCTACATAGATACTTGATTGCATTAGCTTGACAAAAATCTTTATCAATACCAATGTCTCTTAATAAATCTTGAACCTGTGTGCCTTTAGACACTTGAGCATAGTGCTGACCATATGTTGACTTAATATAATCGCCTATCTCTTTTAGTATTTTATCTTCGTTGTATTTCATAATTATATTCCTAACGCTTTTATAACATCTTCCTCTGTATTTGGCAACCTTTTTCCAGATTGTACCCAATCAGCCATTTGTTCAAAGTTAAATGCCTCGTCCATTTTACCTTCTTTTTCCAAAACCTTTTGTGCAAGTTTAAAAAACTTTAGTGTACCCATTTCTTGAGTCATACCCATTTCTGGTCTTGATTGAAATTTACCTGGTCTTTGATTTGACATATTTAACCTTTCTGCTAAAGTCATCTAAATGATTCAAATTAGCGTGTGAATTATTTTTAATTGCATAAACAAGTGTTGCTGTATGTTCAACAATTGTTTTATCAAATAGTTCTTTAGCCTCTTGATAAGTCTTAACAACGGTCTTTGTGGTCTTATTCAATGGACGCCACTCAACAACAGAATAACTATCTGCGTTATCAATTATATCTTGTTCCCAAGGATTTGGTTTATTAGGCTGTGTCATTATTTGCCTTAATAGATTTCTCAATATCCTTTTGATACTTTTTATTTCTTTTCATCATCTTATTCAAGATTTTTTTACAATCATTAGTAAGATATAAACAATATACCAACATAACTATAACAGCAGCTGATATGAATAGACTAATTAAATCACTCATTATTTCCACCATTCGTTATCAAGGTTAATTTGTACATCAACATCTGATTTTTCTTTTTCAGTAAGATTGTCTTCTATCTGGTCAAAATAACACCAGTAAGTACCATTCTCACCTGAATAGGTCACAGCACCTTTATAACCAAGGTCTGTATCATATGTTTTTGCATTTAGGGCTGTATCATTTTCAGCCGCTATATCGGTCATTTCTGTAGCGATACCGATATTGATTATCTCACCAGTTCTACCGTGATTACCGATAATCTTGTCGCCTACATTAATTATCATTAGCGTGTCCTCCTACTTGTTGATTTAAATGTTTGTGTGTAAATTGTGCCGTCAAAGATGGCGCAAAATCGTATTTGAAGAATTGTCTACCGTTCCACAACTGACCATAATCATTAAACAATGCATTATCGCCCATAGCTGTTTCACCAAAGACATCTTCATAAGTTTCATAATACTTATCACCGTGTATCATTTCTACTTTAGAGTTACCTGTACCATTTACAGCGTCCTCTTGGTAGTGTTTATCACAATAGGCTTTTACTTTAGCCTGAAATTCTTTATTGTTCAACCTGTTAAGTTGACTTAAAGGTACATTTCTAAAAATAGTATGGTAAATAAAAAACCATTCTGTATCTTCTTCGTCAAAATATTCTCTACCATAAACTAAATTTAAACTAGAACCTTTTGTCATTAGGCAGCATCCTTTGCGTCTTCAAGAGCATAGTATAATACGTCATCTATGTTCTCTTCGTTAATATCAAATACCTCTAAATGATCTACTTTAGATATTTCAGCCTTTGCTTTGTTAGCGTCAATGTTTCCGCCAACATAACTTTTTAATATATCACTAACTTGTTCGTCAGCTTTTTCTGTATAATAGCTTTTTACTTTTGCCATAGTGTAGTCTCCTTTTCATTATTATTAATTATTATATCAAAGATTTGTAATAGAGTCAAGAGATTTCTTTTCTTGGCTTCTTTTATTCTCTCTGTTAGTGTTTTTTTCTTTATCATATACAATTATAATATCATATCCACCATAGAAAGCAAGCACTTTTTTTAATTTTTTTGAATTTTTTTTATGAGACCAGGCAACGATTACCGAGGTTGTATGTTCTGGTTTTGTTCTACTTCCAGTTTTGTAGTACCCAAGACACGTCTGATTCGTGAGGATTGGGGTTTCCGTGAAACACGGCCACCAACGATTCGTAAGACATTTCAAACGTCCAATCTGACTTACTAAATCTTGGTTCTTTCCTAGAATACCACTTATATGAAAATGTCCACTCATTTGGCATATATTGTAAGTTGGTGTGGTCTTTCATAAATTCATAGACCACATTCTGGTCACCTTGATACTTTCTCCAACGTGGTCTGTCTTCATAGTATCTGTACCATACAGCTGGTGTCATAACACTATTATTAAACTTCATTATAGAAGAATTGATACCTGTATGTCCTGTGAAATCGTGTAAAGCACCAAAGGTTTCTGTATCACCAAATTGTGCCATTTGATTAATGTTCTTTAAAATGACCACATCTAAATCCATATATAGATTTTCACCTACTAGACCACTATCTGGATGAAATAGTTGTAGTTTGTTCCACCAACCAATCTCATCATCTAAAGGAAACTTTCTAAAGTCTATGTCGCCTTTTACTATTCTATGTAGTGAAGTGTTATCTGTAAAACATATAAAATTATGTTTTATTGTTAGGTGTCTTTTGACCATATTGTACAATTTCTGTACATACTCTGGTCTATATTTGTTGCCATAATAAACGCATACAAAATTCATTTTATAACATCTTTTTAAAATTAAACGCTACTGATATTCTTTTCTCATTTTCATTTAGATTAGGTAATACACCGTGAGTTAAGAAACTAGGAAATAGATACATAACACCCGCTTCTGCTTTGCAAGTACAATGTATGTTTGTTCTAGGGTGGTTATTTTTATCTTTTATATGTTGGTCCCAATATGCCTCTAACTCTGTAGCAGCTGGACTAGTAAACATTATATCACCACATTTTTCTGGTGTCTGTATATAATATACACCTGAAAATATACAACCTGCGTGTCTATGGTCTTGGTTGAAATCTTTGTACCCATTTATATTAAACCATAGATTATCTAATTTTACTCTAGGAAAACCTAACTCAGCTGAGAAGTTAATACCTTGTTCAGTTAAAAATGCAAATAAAGGTTTTAATCTTTTATGATATTCAAAGTCAATGTCTTTTGATTGAAAACCACCCTCATTAGATACTAAACGACCTTTAGGGTTTTGTGTATTTAATCTACCCTCATTATCTTTACAAAAATCTAAAATATAATTTGCCATCAAATCATTATCTAGTTTTGATTTTGCCACCTTAATAGGTGTTGTAAACATATCAAAAGTGCCTTCTCGTATCATTATTTAATTTGGTCCTGTAATTGTTTTGGTTCTAATTTATTGTTTGGTTGTTGCATTAACATTTCATAAGCAGTACCATCAGCAATCTCTGATAATTTAAACTGATTATCTACAACCATTTTCAACCACTCGTTTACCGTTTTATGTCCAGGTCTCATTGGTTTTGCAATCTTACCTATGTGTTGGCCTGCAATAAAACTTACAATGTTTCTTTTGTGTGCAAATACAGGTGTCATATTTAAGATAGCGTCAATAGCTGATAAAGACATATTAGTTACCAATGCGTGAGCACCTTGTAAATCTGTTTTAATATCTGTATTCCAAAACTCATTTCCTGGTCTTGGTTTATTTCTAAATTTAATTGGTAATCCTTCGTGTTCAGTACCTTTTAAAAACTGATTAATTTGGTGTGTTGCAATCTCTGTCCACTTTTCTACTGAACAACCATTTACGTGAAACGTTACCGTAGGTGATGATGGTGCTAATAAAATATGTTTAGGTTTACCTGTGTCCCAACCTTTAAACTGACAATCAATACCTTCGTGTTCTAATTGTGATAATCTTTTACCATCACCAACTTTGCCTCTAATTGTATGTAAATTACCTTTTGCAATTCTAATATAGAATCTATCCCAATCTACAATTGGTTCTGGATAACGTACAAAAGGAGCATTTAAATAACCTACATCTACATACCACCATTCTTTATCAAGGTGTACACACTCTCTAATCAATTCTGTATTTTTACCACCTAAACCCCAAAAGAAGTGTATCTCTTTGTCTTCGTCTTGCCAACCTTTTTCAATTGCCGGCCAAATCTTATGAGACAAACATTTGTCCCAGCTCATTTTATGCGTTATAATCATTATTGTAATCTCCTTGCAGCTTCAAAAGCTTCACCTGATTTTATCTCATTTAAAGTAAATTGGCAAGCCAGTAAACTATCTATCCATTTTCTAATTATATCTCTATCAGCATAATATGGTCTTTCTATTTTAGATAAATCATTTTCGCCAATAACATTTGCTTGTGATATTTCATCACAAAATACTGGTACACCATTTAATACAGCCTCTATGGCAGCCGTTGATTGCATAGTGACCATTGCCCAACTATTTTTTAATTGTTCTACTAAAGGTGTGGTATCACCTTTCTTTCTAATTCTAATTTCTCTGTCTGTATATTTCTTTAGTGTTTCAAGTGTATCATTTAACCACTTCTCTTCGGTTGTATGATACAATCTACAAATTGCTTTTGTTGGCGGACATATTAGAATATATGTACCAAACTTCCAACTTTCAAAGTCTATTGGTTTATATTTTTCTATTCTTTTCTTATCTGCATTTGTTAACTCAAGCATTTTATTAAGTTGCATTTGGTTTTTCACCACTCTATATAATTCTGAACCATATTTACCTGGTCTGTAATCTCTTGTTGCGTGAAAGTATGCGTGGTCCATATAATAGAATTCGTGGTTTCTTTTTTGACATTCCCATATTATCTCTTCACAACCTCTTAATGTACCTACAACGGCAAGAGGATTAGTAGTCCACTTTTCCCAATCAAACGTTGGCCAACTACCTTTTTCAAATGGTGGTATTTTTTCTCTGCTGTTTCTATGCACTATTTTTGAAAAGGCAACAACAAACTTGTCTTTAGCACCAGAGCCTGTACAAAATCCCTCTATCATTCTATATCACAACACTCACTATAATGGTCTAACCATTCTTTTGAATAATCACAATCTCTATATTCGTTGAACCAAGGTCCACCCTCTGTATAGTGAATATTCTTTACATCTTTTTTATACTCATACTCACCTGCTAACCAGTTCCAAGTTAACGGTAAATCACCAATTAAGTTATCATCTGCTAACCATTTAAACTGGTGTAATTGTAAACCTGTGGCTGTGTTAACATAATCTGGTGTTAATGCTGTGCATTTATCACAATTCATTAACATAAAACTAGACCAGTTCTTTTTAGGATATTTTGTTTGTACTTGACCTAAAAACTTTGTATCAGTTCTTGGTACATAATCGTGTTTACAAACTTGAACGGCATACTTCTCATCACGTAATCGCCATAGTTCAGCAATATCACCAACCATTAATTGGTCACAATCCATAAAAACTGCCCAGCCTTTATAGTTTGTAAGATGAGGTACAATAAATCTACTAAAACTAAATTCAGTTGATTCTATATTACTTCGTTCTCTTGTAAAATTATCTTTAATATTAGGTAAATATATTGGCGTAATTGAAACAGGTCTTGTACTATTCTTTAAAATACTATAAGATAATACGTTGAACGCCACCTTTTCTTTACTATCATAACCAATAAAAACTTTAATCATATGCTACAATTCCCATAACTGGTGTTTTAGTTTCTAAATCAAATATCTCATCTACTTTCATTCTGTACCATTTACCTGGTTCAGGTTTAAATTTAAATTTACATAGTTCAGCTTCATCATCTTGTATTCTTCTTGTCTCTTCAATACGTTCATTTTCAAACCATTGATTCCAAAAACGCCATTGATTATCTTCAAACTGAACAGGATAAAAATACATTTCTTGTATATTCCAATCTAAAAACTTATCCATATTAGTACCAATAAAGTAATAAACTTTAGCTCTATCTGGTAATAATGCACTTCTAAATTCGTGTTTAACCCAATCTTTTAAATCATCTTCTACTTTGTGATAACTAAACTCTTCTTTATATTTCTCATACTTACCATCAATTGGTTTACTTTTTACTACATCTAACTTTTGTATTAGTTCTTCAGGTATAGGTTTAATATCTGAACATTCTTCTACATATGAATTGTATATCATACTCTAGCCTCCGGACTTCTCATTAGTTTTTTCCTTTTAGGACCTTTTATATGGTCGTAAACTGGTCCTAATATAGACCTTGCTTGAACGTGTCCTACTTTACCGTCACCAATGTCTCTGTTTACAACACCATTTTTTTCAAATCTTTTTCTTACCAAGTCCCATATATAACTATCGTGTTGTTCTTTTTCTTTATATATTAGGTCTTCGTTATACATCTTTTGCATTTCAATAGCATAGTTTATTACCTCTGGATGTTTCATATTGAAATATAAAAACCCACACTCACTATAATGATTACCTCTACCTAGATAAGTCATCATTGCATTGTCATTATGTATATGTTTTTTAATCCAATCTTCATCAATCATTTTGTAAAATACACTATCAGCGTCAATACAAATTAGACCTGTATAATCTTCGTTAGTAATAATCTCGTTTGTATATGCATATACTTTATAACTAAATCTGACACCATCATTTATATAACCTGATGGTGTATCTGCGACAGGCTTTGTTTTGTTTCTGTTTACAAACTCCTCGCATTGTGGTATCTCATCAAAGGTACTTTTAATTACAATATCTGAATTTGGTATCTCGTTTAAGTCTTCACTATAAACAATAAGATTAAATGGCCAGTTATAAGTATCAAAAAACTTATGACCATATTGTTTGTACAACTTCTTATTTAATGTGGTAACTACGCCTATCATCTTGTAAATATAGT